ACGGGGTTCATATTCGCTGAATAAGTAGGCTCAATATCAATCGGCTGATTATTGTCATCGTAGACACGCAGGTATATCAGACCATTCACAGAAGACAAGTCAAGTAGGTCTTTCCTCTTGTTGTCGTATAGACGGAAGACGTAAAGGCTTGGGGACTTGTGTAGCTTAAACAGCGAGCCTTCTTGTGTCGTGTAGATGCCTTCCCCGTGTACATTGACCTGAATATCCTGGGAGTTGTAGAATACCTTTTCGTATATGATGCTTTCCTTCTTAGACGTATCATCCAATACGGGGGCATGTAATCCTGATGGGTTTTCGTTTTCATACTTCAGCGTGACCTTATCCACGTGGAGGTTAAGAGGTCTATTGGCAGTATGCCTATACCTATCAAGCTCACTACCTGATATGCTCAGAGACGCTGTTCGTACAACCTGAGTGAGGTCTTGTCTATTGACAAGGCGACACGTGTAAACCACCATAACGGAAGATACGTCATTCTCGGGGATACGGATTATCTCATCATCAAAGATGGTTGGTCTGAATGAATACCTATATGACGATTTGCCATCCTTGTCTCTCTTGGAGTAGTTCTCCGTAAACGAGAAGGAAGTCTCTTCGGGAGGTGTCGTTGGAGAAGGGTAGTACTTCGTTACCTTCATCTCGTGCATCGTCACCCACCTGCGCTCGTCTGCCCCACCATACTGAGAATTGAAGTCTGCCCAGCCTTCGTTAGCGAGGCTCTTCTCACCGAAGTAAAGGTCAATACCACGGCTTTCAATGGCATTCATTACCGAGGTATCTATTGGCGTGTAGATGTCGCTCCCCCAATATGGGTAGTAGTTGATATGACCGCTCTTCTTGTCTAATGATAGGAATACATTAAACCTATCAGCCTGAGAAGCCGATGGTATCGTAATCCTAAACTGAGGAACTTCCTCAACATCATAGGATACCCCAAAGTCGTAGCTGTCGTTATATACATCAACGATAGGCGATATATCTGCAATGAGGGCTGACTGCTGTTTGAATAGGAGGTATCCATTAAGCTCAAACCCTTGGGCATACTGCATACTTGACAAGGAGGGAACTTGGAAGGTTACAATCCTATCAAATACCTGACTGCCATACGTCAATGGATTTGGGATGATCTTCTGATAACGCAGGAGAAGGTCGTAGTTGATAAGGATGACTGCGAGACAAGATACATCCCCCGTAGTCGTCTCACCCAAAATTCTGAGTACATAATCCACCTCGGGAGTGTACCCAGCCTTAAAGTAAAGCGTTACCTCGGAGGTTATTATATCCGAAGTAACGATGGTCTTTCCTTCAAGAAACTTGTGGGTAGGCTTTGTTATCTTAGGTGCGAAGACAAGCCCGTGAGTATTATACACTCCGTCCTTATCCACGTCCATAAGTATTGACCTATACCCTCTTCCACTATCAACAATCGTGTACTTATGGGATGCACCTGATTGCACGCCCTTGGTACTTGCGTTGTTGTAGCTTATTAGTATATTGTTGTTTAGTCTGCTTATTATATTTGTTCCAACCATAGAATTAGAATATGCGGTAAGTAAGCCCAACTCCAACCTGAGGGGTTAGAATGACCTGCTGGTTATACAACGAAGCACCATACCCTACATAGGCGGATATGGAAAACCTCTTGATGAACGAGAAGCTCTTTTTCTTTTCTGTGACCTTCTTTTTGAAATACTTGCTTTGCGATATATCAAAAAGCGCACCTTCAACCTTATCTATGGAGACCAATGGGTTTGTGGAGCGAACGAGTACGGAGAGCATACCATTCTTATCCTCAACGATGTCATAGAATAGCCCTGAGGTCATTTCAATCGTGGATATAGTCGTCTCCATATTAGCAAGGTCTACCTTCCCTTTAACAACGACCTTATCATTTTCGGAATAGGTCTTGTCGTAGTTATATACGAGGGTGGTATCGTTCTCCTTGACGAGAGGAATTTTCAGGGTATCAATCTTGGTTGTTGTCACCACCTTGGTGATGACAAGAGGATTGTCCTTAAGTTTCTTATACTCCTCTTCAAGAGAAGCAAACTTTGTCTTAAGGGCTTCCTTGTCGTGCTCCACAAGGAGTCTTTGCTTGTACTCCTCACCGAGTTTGTTTTGATAAGAAGAGAGGCTGTCCACATAGTAGACAAGCTCTCTCTTTACGGAGCTTTTGCCGTTCTCTCGTGCCAAGTACATTAGAAACCCAACAGCGAGAGTAGCGACAGCCCATATGATAAGATGCTTCTTCTTCATATGCCTATTTAGCTATGGATAAAGGATTTGCATATTATAGACATACTACTTATGCACCATTTCTAAAAAGCGAATGGGGTATCAATTCCTTCGCCTTCTAAGGTCATTGTTATGAGGTCAATGAAGATACGGAAACGCTGTGGCGTAGACAAGATGAATGCCTTGAGCTTGTCAATATCCTCCTTGCTGTTGATATGGTGGGGAATATCGTCATCCGTAATGTTTGCTCCCATAGGTTGCATCAGCCGATACGAATGGAGGATACTATCTCTTGGAGCGTCATCAAAGTTGGGGTCTAATGACTTTAGCATACCGAACTTGCAGTACTTACTCTCAAAGATGAGGTCAATGATTACTTTCGCTGTTGAGGTACATTCGTCTTCGGTGAGTACGTCATATTCCATCGTTGGGTGCGGGAAGTAGTCTTTGATACGTTCTACGACTGCCGACATCACCTCCTTGTTAGGAGTTTTGAAGTTGCTATCTCGTACGGATGGAAGGGGCTTGACAAGGGTGAAGTACAAATCAGTATCTTTCTTGAAGACCTCGTACAGCTTCTCGCAAGCGATAGTCTTGCAGGTAAACATCATTTCCTCAAGAGGTGCTCTCAACTCCTGGGACTTGGTGTAGTCGTGGTCGTCATCCGATAGCGTGCGGAGAATAAACGTAACGAAGCGAGCGTCATTGTACGTGTTCTCAATGTACTTCCGCTTCTCTTCGTTGAAGACGTTTGTCGTATCAGCCGTCCCCATCATCTGCATTGACTTAAAGATAATGGAATTGTATGCGTGACGATAAATCCACGATGCTGTGAAGTGCGATACACAAGCTACCATAAGTTTGCATACCATTTCAAACTGCTCCTTGGTAATGCCCTCGGATAGGACATCCTCTACGGCTTCAGAGATGGCAACGCTCCACTCCTGCGTCTCCGTGATGGAGTTACGAACCCACTCCGAAGCATCGTCAATAGTAGCCTTGGACTTGAACTTGCTGTAATGAACATCAGCGAAGCGAGTTGAAAGGAGCTGGTCTCTTCCAAGCCCCGTGTAGGTACGAGCAAAGAAGAGGTAGTCGTTGATAATCTTATGCTTCAGGAAGATGCTAACTCCGTCAGGGTCGTTCTCCACCTCGTCAAGCGGGCTGTTGTTTGCACCGAGATAAGCTGGGATAGTAATGGACAATCGCCCTTCGTGGAAGACACTGCAAATATCGGGAATGATGTTGTAGTAAATCTCTCTAAGTATCTCCTTCTGCGAATGGAGGCGGATGCTGTAATCACGATGGATAGCCCTTGCAATCATAGGGGTAATATCTCTGTTCAGACCATATATACCATCTTCTGCCTTGGATACATTCTCCAAGAAACCAAGCTCCACGTCATAAACGGAAATATCCTTGATAACCTTACTCGTATAGGTACAGAGTGCTTCCTTTGCTACGATGTCAGATATATTCTGCTTGACGCAAAAGTCAATCTTATCTGCGAGTTCAATGATTTTCGTGCGAGAGTTCTTTACGAAGTTCAGCATCTGCTCAACCTCATCAACACCGATATGATTTCCTGCATTCTTCCCTTGGTACTCAAGGAGTATTTCAGGGATACATACATTCTCCATTGGCTTGATGCCGAGGAAGTCCATAAGGAGTCTTGCTGTCATCAGCCAATAGGCGAGCTTGAAGCGTTCTTCATCAAGTCCGCTAAGCGATGATACTAATCCTCCAAAGTAATGCCTTACAGCCGTTGTAGGCTTCTTAGACCTTGTCTTTCTGCGAAGGGTCTCTTCTCCTCCCTTGTATATGCCGATAGCTGACCTAAGGAGTTCGTATTCTTGGGTAAGGTTACGCTTATTCATAAGGTCAAGAGCAACCTCCTCACCGACATAATACATATCGTTAGCAAGGAGGACAGCATCAAAAGCCTCAGAGATATACTTGTTAAGCAAGAGACTAAACCCCTTCTTGATGAGGTAGTTCTTGTTTACCACATACTCTTCTTTGTCGGTTATATTAACCATAGCATCAACGATGCCGTCCCATTTATTAGGTACGTACTGCATACTTAGGATTTCATTAGAGTTCGCACAAAGATACGAAGATTACAAATACAAAGCAAGTGGGGCAAGCCCCCATGATGACTCACCCCACTTAAAAATAAAAACTCAAAAAAATATGAATACAATGAGTCTACTAAGAGACCAACTTATTATATAAGGTCATAATTTTGCTCTGCGAAATGATATTGTTTCTCGTCTGAGATACATTGCTCTCGTAGTTGCGAGCCGATGCGTACCTCTGACCACTCGCACTCACAAAGCCTCCTCTAAGTAGCTCCTCTGCGCTCTTCTTCCCATACTGAAGGTAGTTCTTCTGCATAAGTCTGCAATAGGGTTCTACAGATTCATCAGGATGCGTATAAACGAACTTAGTCTCACCCGTATCAAACAGCCCCACGGAGAACGCTGAGTTGGTCGTACGTGGTCTACCCATCGTAGCGAAGTTACCTTCAATCTGACACTGAGCAAGAGCAAGGGAAATATCCAGCTTATACTTAGCGCACATGGAAACGAATACCGAACCACTCATTCGCTTAGCCCCCTTACTCTTGGATGCGATGTACTTGTCCACAAGGGTGACAAGCTCGTTATAAACATCCTTCTTGCTTCCTTCAAATTGTATAGGCTTGCCAATATCCCCGTGCGGGGTAAACCCACCCGACATTGGGTTTACGGGTGCAGATGTTCCTCCGCTATAAGAAGAGTCGTATCCTCTACCGATATACCCTTCGTCAGAAGTCTTACCGAGGTTAGATGACGAGCCATACGCTCTCGCATTAGGATTCAGATGAACCTTCCCCGAGTCGTCAATGGTGATAGGAGATATGGCTTCGGGAGGTAGCCATTCCCTTCGGCTGAGGAAGACCTCTGTTCGGTAGGATACGATTTCATCCGTAGAGGTAGCCGTAATGGGAGGACGCTCGTAGATATACCTAATACCCGTTGTGACGAACCAACCTGAGTAGAACATCATAAAGTTATTCGCCCTATCCATAGTCTTCTCAAAGACAGACTGAGGGGTCTCTCCTTCCTCTCTTGGATTGGATACTGACGAGTTGAAGAGCATATCTATATTAGACTGCTCAAGAAGCAACGTGGGGACTTTCTGACCTCGGTATATAAACGTATTAAGCCCATTAAGAGTGCATACGAGCGTTAGCTTTTCAAGCTCAACCTTGTTGATTAGGTTGTGGTAGTACGCCCTGATGTAGTTCTTATGCGTATTACCCGTAGCTCCATTCGTGTTACCCGACTTGCCGTCACCATCGGAGAAGACGTGGCTATCGCCACCCCATACATATCGTACAATCGTCTCCGTATCGTTATCAGCAAAGGTCTCGCCCGTAACTCCGTTATTGTATCCGTCTCTCGCTCTACCCCTCAGGATGATATGGTCTTTTATCTTGTCCTTGTTGTAGCAAGGTTCAATTCTAACGACCTGCCTATTCTGAGGGACACCCGAACCTGCAAGAGCTTGGTTGTTCATATTAACGTCAAGCTCTATGACATGCCCGTACTTAGATGAAATAGCCGATGCCTTATTTTCAACTCTATACCTCTTTACGAAATACGGGGTCTTATCCATCTGAGGGATGTTACTAAGGACTAAAGGTATAGCCTCAAAGTCAAACGCACCATCCTTCTCAACGGCATTCTTAGCGTACGAGCGGTCTGCGAACTCACGACCCGTAATGGAAACGAATGCCCCCCAATCAATAGAGCCATCGTCCGCCTTCGTACGACCAAGCATCGTATTGACGTTGCTAAACGTAAGATTGAGGAAGGGGTCTATCCATCCGTCAAAGAAGCTCTCCTCGTCCCTCCACGAGTGCGCAATTATATCCTGAATGAAGTCAATAGGCTTTTGACCATACAAGTACCAAGCCTGCTGGTCAGTAGTATCCGACTGAACACCCGAAACGTAACCAAGCCTATACCTCTGACAGAAGTCACGTATCGTCTCGTGGGACGTTCCGCTGAATGCGTATTGATGCCCCTCTGTATATAAATTTGGAACGTTAATATCACCCTTGATTATCATCTGATAGTAAGCCTGCTCGTCCTGAGACATGCTTGACTGATTGATATTCGTGATAAACACCTTGGTGATACGGAAGTCGCAACGTAGACTGCGCATGACATCAGACATAGGTCTCATAAAGACAGAGATGACATCACCATCCTTCGGTTGGTTCATCGCAATAGGGTTGTTCCTATCAAGAGAGAATACCGCATACACAGAAGGAAGGAACTCCGTAGTTTCAATACGTATGTACTCAATCTGCCTACTTGCAAAGTAGTAGTCGTTAATCTTAACTACGGGCACGTGCCTACCGACAGAGTCAAGCAACGAAGACCCATCGCCCGAGATAGGAGAACGACCAAGAGCAGAAGGGGTCACAGCCCCCTCTGCTCTGCTCGCAAGTGTTTTGTTAAATGTCTTCGACCTATCAATCATAGGCTATCTATATGCTATAGCTCCTCGGATGGAATTTCATTCCCATACTTACCTATTATTTTTATATCACCATCTATGTCAGGAACAAGAATAGTCTGACCAAAGCTGAGTGCATGACCTTGGTTAGTACCAAGGATAAAAGTGAAGAAGCTATCATGTTCCATGTTTGACAATCCCTTGAACGTTGAAGGAGTAACAGCTCCATATAACACGTCTGTGTCTGTTAATAGTAGTGTTGCGCAAGGAGGCATTGATTCTAACAAGTCAAAAGCATCATCGACTTGTTCTCCGCCTTCAGCTATATTATCAGCATTGTACACTCTTGTTATATCATCGAGCTTTTTGCCGTTTAGGAATTTCCAGGAAATTTCATCTTCATCGGGGTCTTTCTCGTATGCAAACTCGTCAAGGAACTTAATCGCATTGTCAAACTGAGTTCCTCCACCTCCCGTGAAGTTGATAGGAGTACCATCCTTCGTATCTGATTCATAAGCCGTCTTTAGCTCATCAATGGCATCAGTCTCCCATACCTGAATATCCTTAATTTCTGTATCTATAGGTATGATTACAAGACCAGCAAGACCCTCTATCAACTCATTCGCAAGACTTCCTATCATAGTCATAGAAGAGGAAAGGTATGACCACATAGACCCTGATGTATCAACAAGAATCCATACAGCACCAACGGAGGTTACACTATTGGCACTCCTCATTGGAATGATAGTATGTGAGCTACCCGTAATTCTCCTAACCGCACGATATGTGGATATTTGGTGCTGGTTCTGATGTCGGTAAGTCTTGGTTGATGGTCTTATTGTAGAGAAAAGGTCTTCCAATAGCGTTTCCCAAGTCATATTGACTTTTTTCTTCTGCAATACATGTGATGCGATATTATCCGCAGACATATTACCTGGCGTAGTACTTGCTTTTTTATTCTTAAGTGGCTCATCAACGAGCTTCCTCATCAAAGACCTATCTTTCAACGCCTTCTTTACAGCTTCATCATTCGCCCTTGCCTTTGCTTCGTTGTATTCAGAGTCTCTACTATCAGCTTTGTCAATCTGTTTAGCCTCAGATGGACTCATTATATGGCTATCTGAATTGGCGGAATACGAGTTTGAACCACTTTCAACTGCCTTATCTGAGTTTCTAAGAGCGTCACCGATTTGTTTTGACGACATTCCCGAGTAGTCACCTTGCTGTCCACCTTGCTGTCC